GGCACAAGAAGCATTCTTTAACAAGTATGGAGGCGAACAGCATATACCTAAAGACTTAGAGAGACAAATGGAAGACTTTAGAGGCGCCATGCATGAATTTGAATGTTATTTAAAAGATAAAAGCGGCGAAGAGTTAATGGAAGAAGAAAACAATTTAACTTTAGGTCAAGCAGTCGTAAAAGCTCTTAACAGTCTTGATGCATCCAAATAATAATAAAACCATGTTTAAAATTAAAGAATTCAACAAGGACTGTTTACGCGATCTAATCAGCGATTACGAAGTTATGATCATAAAGGAATACGGATTAATTCCTAAGCACTGGCAAGATCGCATTGACGCAGCCAAAGAGTTTTTAAAGCTCGAAAAGGAACCAGTCGACGTCACTATCATCTGGGGTGCAGATAAAGACTGGACCGAGAGTTATTCTTTTGACTCCGCAGAGGAGAAAAAGGCTTTTATAAAAGGCATTGAAAGTGCGATTGGTTGGCATGATTGGGAACCTAAAATAGAAGACTAATGCACATTTGGAGATCTTTACGCCCTGATGGGGCGCCATGTATTTTTCATTTAGAATACGATCCGGAAACGTTGAAAATAAAAAAGGGTTTAATGTTTCCTTTATCGCCTGAGCTTGATGATGAAGAGCCGCTTGTCGGAGAGGTGATTGATTTTACTGCGGATGCTTTACGCAATCAAATCGTCATGGAGCCAATTGAATTAGAATTAGAAACAATCAGTGAGCTTGATGTCATGCTTAAACAATCATTATGAAAACAGAAATAAAAAAGAAAAAGAGAAGACCTTATCGTAAACATAAAACAGACATTCCAAACTTTGTGAATAGGAATTTATTGATGGACCGTTGTATACAATCATTAACGGAGATGTCAGGCTATTCAAAAGATCAAATTTATAAGTGCAACACGCGCGACTGCTCATGGTGGAGGAGGCTTGGCGTTTATATACTGGTACAAAAGATGGAATGGACCCAAGAGTCAGCTGGTAAAGCTTTTGGCATGAGTGCTTCAGCTGTAAACCAGATTTTAGATAAATTTGACAAGATGTTGGAAGAAGACCAATACGACATCCGGTTGGTTCCCTATATGGAAAAGCTTTACAACGATATTGCGCTTTAAAATAATGCTTTTATTATTTGGTTGTATAGTATGGGGTTTTTTGATGTTTGTTATCCTTAGATTTTTTGCTGTCTGTTCTCTTGACAAAAGGGATACTGGCAATGAAAATAAAAAAACTAAACATTCATGATGATGAGGAGTTAGAGGGGCGCATGCTTATATTCGGGTTTTGGTTTTCCCAATAAGTGTGCGTCCCTTGCTTTTTTTATAAATTGTTATAATATTACAATCAGGACCAATTTAGTACTGTTTATAAAAACCGAAATTAAAACCAACAAATGAAAGGGTAAAAGATGTCAATAAGACCTAAAGGAAAAAAATGGCAGTATGACTTTATGTATGCTGGCAAGCGTTACAGAAAAAGCTTTACTGATAAAAAGGACGCACAAGCAGAAGAGTTAGATTTTAAAAGGCATCTTGAAGCTGGGTGGTCAATCGATAAGTTTACGAAGACGAGCGAACAAAAACAGAAACTAAAATCAGAGATTAACTTACAGGAGATGTTTGATTTAGTTTTGGATACTCACTGGAAAGGTAAAGCAAACTATGACAATGCCTTCAGCCATTCTAAAATGATCTGTGAGTATTTTGGTTCTAAGATGAAAGTAAAGGACATTGATCTTGTTGAGTTGAACGGTTTAAATCTGCATTTAAAACAAGCTGGTAACAGTGATGCAACACGTAAGCTAAAATTTGCTACACTTTCAACGGCCATGACTGAAGTTTTGAAGGCCGGATACATTCAATCAAAGCCGACCTTTCCAAAAATTAAAGTTGATAATGAAAGGTATGTTTTCTTTTCCCGTGAGGAAGAAGTAGAGATACTGGAATTTCTTGAAGCATCAGGCGAAGATTATTTTTATGACTTTTTCTGCTGGCAAATGGATACTGGTTGCCGTCCTGGGGAATCAAGATCTATAAGACCTGAACATGTAAGGACAGATGACAATCTTGGATTGGTTGTTGATTTGTATGCAGAGAACACAAAGTCAAAAGTTAATAGAACGATTCCATTGACAAGACGAGCAATTGTCTCTTATAAAAACCAAGCTCACAGAGATAAACTTTGGGATTATTGGACGAAGGAGCGAATTAGAACGGTGTGGGATAAGGTCAGAAAACACATGGGAAGAACGCGTGACAAGGATTTTGTCTTTTATTTGACTCGGCATACTTGTGGATCAAGGATTGTTGAAGCGACCGGGTCTATCTATCTTGTAAAAGAGATGTTGGGTCATAAATCGCTAGAGCAATCTATGCGTTACGCAAAGCTATCTCCAAGCAACCTTCGACAAGCTCTATGCGCTTTAGACAGGGGTCTGGAGTTAAGTGACAAAACAGTGACAAATGTGTCCCAATTTAGGGACAATTTAAAGTCTAAAAAGGAGAACAACAAGATAGCTTGAAACGTATGTCCAGTATAGGTTTTAAGCTTTGTGCGGCTGTGGCGGAACTGGTAGACGCGCCAGATTTAGGTACTGGGGGTTCTTATCGATTATTCTATAACCGTTGTCCTGCGGAGCTATGTCACCAGTCAAATACCAAAATACTGTTCTGCGAAAACTTCTTGGAGGTGACAAAACGCTGACATAATTTATCAACATGTTAGATCAGGACGACTTAAACAGAGAGATGGTTGAAATTGGCATAGGTCGATTTAACTCTCAGTGGAACAAAGCAAAAGAAAGCGAAAAGATATCGCGTTCAAAAGCCGGGCAAAGGCTCCTTAGAGATTTACTTCCTGAATACACAAAACAAGTAGCCACGTTGCTTGAAAGATCAAAGGGCAGACCTACGCGCTGGAAAGAAGACCTACAGCGTTTTGATCCCAAGGTGTTAGCCTTTGTTGCAATCAAAGTCATCATGGACTCTATCGCTTTTAAAAAGACTATGGCTGCTACAAGTTATTGGGTTGGCCGGATGATTGAGCATGAAGTCAAGTGTCAGTTTTTGGTAGACACAAACCCTGAAAAAGGAAAAGGAATTATTTTGGGAGCCAAGCGTCGCGTTACGAGTTCTCAGATGCGACACATCCAACTGTCGATGCGTAATGAGGCAAAGAAAAAAGGCATGCCGGAATTCGAGGACTGGTCACGTAAAGATAGAGTCAGTTGTGGTATGAATTTTGTTGAACTGCTACGTGCCTCGACTGGTTTGATTGAGTATTATTATTTTACTGAAAAGGGACGAAAGTATCCAACAAGATTTGTATCAGCTACGCCAGAGACTTTACAGTGGGTTGCAGATTTCAACAGTTACCACGCAGTGCTTGAACCTTTTTGGATGCCGACTTTAGATCCACCTGTAGATTGGAAAAATGTCTGGGTGGGTGGCTATAGGCCAAGTGAAAAGCTAAACCTTCCGCAAACGCCGTTTATAAAAACAGCAGACAGTTCTTTTTTAAGAATGATAAAGCCGACTGACATGCAGATTCCAAGAGAGGCTGTAAATCTAATTCAAAGAACACCCTGGGAGATCAATGAAAGAGTTTTTGATGTTGTTGAGTGGGCTTGGAATAATGGCGTACCAATAAAAGGATTACCTGAACAAGACGATATGCCCATACCTCCTTTTCCAGAAGACGGAGAAGAAAATAAACATGTTAGAGATAAGTGGGCTAAAGTTGCAAGGGTCATTCATAAAAGAAATTTATCAACACGATCAAAGAGAATGTTGACTAGCAAGATTTTAAGACTTGCAAGTAAATTTAAAGGTGAAAGGTTTTTCTTACCAAGCAATTGTGATTTTAGAGGCAGAGTTTACAACACTCCGGTATTTTTAAATCCCCAGGGACCAGACTTATGCCGGGGTCTGATGCAGTTTTACAGAGAGGAAAGAATAAAAAATGCTGAAGGCGCAAAATGGCTGGCGATCCACGGATCTAATTGTTGGGGTTATGATAAAGTTAGTCTCGAAGATAGAATAAAGTGGTCCTATGATTTTGGGGAGGATGCTATAAAAATTGCTAGCGACCCTAAGTCCTTTACGCTTTGGCTTGATGCTGACAAACCTTTTAGTTTTTTGGCGTGGGTGTTTGAGTGGGCTGAGTATTATGAAAACTTTAAAAAAGGAAAGCATCGATTAAAGACGAAGATCCCGGTCATGATGGACGCAACCAACAACGGTTTGCAGATACTTTCTATTCTCACAAGATGCGACTATGGAACTGTAGCCACTAATTGCACTCCAAGTTCAACAAACACTCCGGCAGATATTTATGATGTTGTTAAAGTCAGGGCTGAATCCAGGATGCGCGAAGACGCTTCAAACAATCATCCTTTTGCTTCTACTTGGCTTGAGTATGGAATAAACAGATCGACAACCAAAAAGTGTGTGATGTGTTTTCCGTATGGACTTAGCAAGTATAGTTCGCGACAGTACATTGCAGATTGGTTTGACGATAAAATTCATGGCGATCAATGCCCCTCACCTTTTGATCAAAAAGAATATTACAAAGCCGTACATTATTTGAACGATAAAGTTTGGAACGCCATTGAAGAAGTTTTAGATTTGCCAAAGAGATGTATGGATTGGTTCCAAGAGGTTTCTAAAATCGCTTGTAATAACGGACAGCCTCTTTGGTGGAAAACACCTTCAGGTTTTGTTGTAAAACAATCTTATAAAAAAATAAAAGACAGCAAAGTAAGCACTTGGATTTCAGGCGAAGCTATACACATAAAATTCAACAACACGACCGATCAGTTGAGTCCTCGTAAGCAAGCTAACGGCGTGGCGCCTAACGTAACTCACAGTTTGGACTCTTCGCTGCTTCATTTGACTGTTGTTTCTGCTAACAAAGGCACAAAGCAGCATAAAGGTATCTATGACTTTTCAATGATACACGACAGCTATGGAACCCACAGTCCAAACTGTCAGTTCTTAGCCGAGGTGATAAGAGATGAAGCTGTAAAAATGTTTACGCCTGATTTGTTGCGTGACTGGTTGGACCAGATTAAAAAACAAAACCCTGGCATAGAGTTTCCAGAGCCGCCCAAATACGGTTCTGCGGATGTGTCCTTGATACGGGACAGTCCGTTTTTCTTTTCGTAAAAGCGAAAAACTAAACATAAATAAAAGGAATAAAACAAAATGAGTAAATCAAATAACGTCGTAACAGGAGTAGGTAAAGCAGTCTATCCAAGACTTGTTGAGCCTGACTTTAAATTCAACACTCAAGACGGAGAGTATTCTTGTCGGCTTCATCTTTCAAAGGAGCAATGGGAAGAACTTAAAGTCAAAGTTGATGCTATAGTTGAAGCTGGGTACAACAAAGCTTGTGCCAAAGAGGGAAAGGAAAAGTTGCACAGACACACGCCAGGTCCGATGAGAATCACGGACGAAGGCGACTATGAAGTAAGAGCTAAACAAGTAGCTAAAAAGCAAACTTCAAAAGGTGAAATCAATTTTTCTTTTCCGATTTACGACAGTCAGGGAAACAAAATTGAAGATCCACCAAACATTGGATCAGGCTCAATGCTTTCTTTAAATTTGGAAGTAAGAACTTGGTTCGTCAACACGCTTGGCTTTGGTTACACTTTAAGCCCAAAAGGAGTCCAGCTTATCGAGCTTGTTGAATATGGAGGAGGAAGTACAGCCGAGAGTCTTGGATTCAAAGCTGTTGAGAATGGTTTTGTTAGTGAGTCATTAGAATTTGATAAAAGTGAAGAAGGCCAAACACAGGATAAAGCATCGTCGGTCCCGTTTTAGGTCCGGCTTTGAGGAAACAGTAGCTCTCTCCCTGAAAAGGGAGGGAGTTGAGTTTGAATATGAAACTTTAAGGATTAAGTATGTGAAGCATGCAGTTTACACTCCCGATTTTATTCTAGGTAACGGCGTTATAATAGAAGCTAAGGGCTACATGCCTCCGAAAGATAGGACGAAACATATTTTAATCTCACAGCAGCATCCGGAATTGGACATAAGATTTTTGTTCCAAGATGCACATGTCCGCATTTCAAAAACCAGCGCGACCACGTATGCCAAATGGGCGGACCGACATGGCTTTAAGTGGGCGCATAAAAAAATACCTACATCATGGACGCAACCTTAAAACCAGAAGAAAATACATTTGTAAAAACACACCAACCTTGCGATGACTGTGGCAGCTCAGACGGGCTAGCAATCAACGCGGACGGCAGCACTCATTGTTTTGTTTGCAACGAACATAAAATGGACGCCGTAAATCCGTCTCGAAAAAAAGCTTTTAAAAAACACGCCAAGAAATTTCAACAAGTCGTTGGAGCTATAGAGCCAATACCAGAGAGAAAGATACACGAAGAGACGTGCAAAAAGTATTCATACTACATTGACGGTAACGATACGCACATTGCTAATTATTACGATGATGAGGGAGTTCTTGTTGGTCAAAAAATAAGAAAGGAAGATAAAAGTTTTAGCATCAACGGGAACATAACTCACAGGTTTTTTGGTCAACACCTTTGGCAGAACGGCGGTAAGAAACTTGTGATCACTGAAGGCGAACTAGATTGCCTTACTGTTAGCCAACTCAACAAAGGTTATCCTTGTGTCTCGATACCTTCAGGAACCAACAGCGCAAAACAGGCCGTAAAGACACAACTAAAGTGGCTCGATAAATTTGAAGAGATTGTTGTCATGTTTGATGGTGATGCTGCCGGACGTGAAGGTGTTGAGTCAATCATTCGTATCCTACCCCCAGGAAAAGCATTTGTTGCAAAACTACCTGAAGGAGAAGATCCCAATTCACTTCTTGTGAAAGGTGAAGGATCAAAAGTTATTCGCGCAATGTGGGATGCCGGAAAGTGGGCGCCTCCTCACATCATAGAAGCTAGCTCGCTTTACGATGACTTAAAATATTTAAAGCCAGTAGAGTCAGCTTCGTATCCCTTTGAGGGTCTTAATAAAAAATCTGGTGGTGGTATTCGTAAAGGAGAAATTGTTACCCTATGCGCTGGCAGTGGTGTTGGTAAATCTCAAGTATGCAGGACCATAGCGCATCATCTTTTAACAAAGGAAAATAAAAAGATTGCTTACATTGCTTTGGAAGAAAACAACATCCAGACTGCTCAATCAATTGTTGGTATTGAGATGGGAGCTAACCTTAGATCTGACTCTAACATTACAAGCAGAGAAGCCTTTGACATAGCCTGGAATAAAACTCTAGGCAAACAACATCAGTTCTATCTTTACGACCAATGGGGATCAATGAAGACAGAAGAGCTTTTGAGTGACATAAGATTTTATGTGCAGTCACTTGACGTAGACGTAATATTTTTAGATCACGTCAGCATTGTGGTTAGTGGCCTTGTGTTTCAGTTAGGAGACGAGCGCAAGGCACTTGACGTTTTGATGACTGAGTTGCGGACTCTTGTTGAGGAAAGCAAATTCGCTTTGTTTTTAGTTAGTCATCTTAGACGTGCTGAAGGCAACAGAGGATATGAAGATGGATTAGCTCCAAACCTTTCAGCACTTAGAGGCAGCGCCAGCCTCGCGCAGCTTTCGGATCAAGTTTATAGCTTGAGCAGAAATTTGATGTCAGAGGAGCGACACGTCACAACAGTCTCAGTTTTGAAAAACAGATTCACAGGCGATACAGGTGTTGCTTGCCATCTGCGTTACGACCCTGAGACTGGTAGACTTCAAGAGGAAGAACATGACTTTTAAAATAATAACTAAACCAAAACAAAAAGATGAACTATAAATATAAAATACTTGTAGCGGACATAGAGACTAACGCTATAAAAAATTGGCAGACACTTGAAGGTCTTGAGACTTGCCATTGCATATCAATTATTGATGTAGCCACAAAAGAGCTTTACGAATTCAATACAATGAAAGACAACATCGAAGACGGCTTGAAGATGTTGCAAGAAGCTGAATATGTTTGTGGGCATAATTTTATTGGGTTCGACGCTCCAGCTCTTTATAAACTGTTCGACATAAAATTAAATAAGATCATTGATACTTACATAATGAGTAAGGTCATGTATCCGGCTCTTGAAGACTACGACCGAACTAAGAAGTTTGAGTTTCCTTTTAAAGGTTCGTGGGATAGACACAAACTAGCAGCCTGGGGGATCAGAGTTGGTGAACATAAATCAACGCATGGCGAGACAGAAGACTGGACTACATGTACTCCTGAGATGCAAATTTATTGCAATCAAGACGTACGCACCAACCTTAAAGTTTATGAGTTCCTGTTGCAGCAGCCAAAGAGTTCTAAGGCGCTTGTCATGGAACACGAGTTTGCAAAAACTCTAACCATTCAAGAATTAAACGGTTTTCCGTTTGATGTAGAAAAAGCAAAGAAGCTAGCAAAAGAACTAACGGTCCGCAGGGCTGAACTTGAGAAAGAAGTTCAAGAAGTCTTTCCGCCAAAGAAAGAAGAAATGAAACAACCAAAAGGATGGAAGGTTGAGGTAGAAGGTTTTGAGTACGAAGCTAAAACAAAAGCCGCTTTGAAAAAGCTTCTCAAAGATGCAGGGTTAAAACAAAGCTACGCCAACGAAGCAGAGAAGACAGGCTCCAGGGTTAAAACAATTCCTTTCAACCCGGCATCAAGAGATCAAATAGCTGAAAGACTTATGGAAGCTGGATGGGTTCCGAAGGCTTACGAGGGCAAGCGACCTGCAATCAACGAAGCTGTACTCAAAGAGATCAACACAACAGAATCTTTAAAGCTGCTTGAATACAATCTTGTAAACAAAAGAATAGGAATGTTGTCTGAAGGTAAGTACGCGTGGTTGCGTCTTGTAACACCTGAAGGGAGAATACACGGGTCAATTGACAGTTGTTCTGCAATCTCCACACGCTGCACTCATTCAAAACCAAACCTTGCGCAAATTCCTGCGGTGCGCTCTATCTACGGAAAAGAATGTAGAGAGCTGTTTACTGCTCCTGAAGGTAAGGTACTTGTTGGAGCTGATGCAAAATCCATCGAGCTTAGAGTTGTTTCTGAATATCTTTATCCGTTCGATGACGGAGCCTATGCTAAAGAAGTTGTTGAGGGAGACATACATCAAGCCAACGCTGATGCTATTGGCGTAACTAGAGGAGAAGGTAAAACATTCATCTATGCCCTTTTATATGGCGCCGGAAATCAAAAGCTTGGAGAAATTGTTGGTAAAGGAATGCGAGAAGGAAAAAGACTACGCAACCTTTTTATGACAAAGCTTCCGGCTTTCCAAAAACTTATCGATGCGGTCCAGCGATCAGTGGCTACAACTAACGCTATCAAAACAGTTGATGGCAGAATGATTACTGTACGCTCTCAACGGTCATCTTTAAATCTGTTAATACAATCGGCTGGCAGCATTATTATGAAACAAGCTGCTGTTTGTTTTAGGCAGGACGCTCGCCATCCGTACGAGATGCATGCCAACGTTCATGATGAAGTTCAATTTAGTTGTCTTGAAGAACACGCTGATGATTTAGGCACTGACTTTTGTAACGCTATTAAAAAAGCAGGGCAAACTCTTAACCTTAAAGTTCCTTTTGAAGGTGACTTTAAAGTAGGTAAAAACTGGAAGGAAACACACTAACATGTCTTTAGAAGAACTTTCAGAAATAAACCCAGATGCGCTCCAGGCTGACGGTCTTGAAAAAGCCTTTATAGGATTTGTTGAACGAACCGGACAACTGCCAACCGCTTGTTATGATAAACCAAAAATAATTGAGGATCTTGTAGCAGACGGTCTTACTTATGAAGAAGCTATAGAACACTTTGAGTACAACATCTTAGGTGCGTACGTAGGAGAGTTCACGCCATTCTATTTAACTAAAACAACAAAAGATTAAGATGAGTAAAAGAACAGCGGCCATAGACGGCGACATGATAATTTATAAAGCTGGCTTTGCGAGCGAAGTAGAGACGCGGTGGTCCGATGCTATATGGACTTTACATAGTAGTGAGGATCAAATGAAACTTATTGTTGATGATATGATGGAGTACATCCTCGATACTGTAGAGGCAGATGATTATTGTGTTGTATTTTCTGATTCAAAAAACTTTAGATATGAATTGTTTTCCGAATATAAAGCCAACAGAAAAAACAAAAGAAAGCCTTTAGGTTTACAAGCGATTACAGATTGGATGTTTGAAAACTATAACGGCAAGCGCTGGAATAACCTTGAAGCGGATGACGTGATCGGAATGCTTTGCTCTAAGCAAGACAACATGGTTGCTGTAAGTGGCGATAAGGACTTTGGTACGCTTCCGTGTGAATGGTTTAATTTTTTAAAAGCAGAGACTAGCCACACAACAGAAGAAGAAGCCAACTATAATCACCTTTCTCAAACTTTATCAGGCGATAGTGTTGACGGCTTCTCAGGCGCTTCCGGTGTTGGACCTGTAACAGCTAATAAAATCTTGGATAAAAAAGGAGCAACCTGGGAAACAGTTGTTGAGACTTATGAATCCAAAGGTCAGACGGAAGAGGACGCGCTTCTCAACGCTCGACTATCATACATACTACGAAACAAAAACGAATACAATAAACAGAAAGGACAGGTCAAGTTATGGACACCAACGAAAAAGTAAACGAACTGCCAGATAGCGGCGAACGCACTGAATTTGAAACCGGATCGGTGAGGGATTCAATGAAAGGCAAGGGTTATCCTAGCCACCTTCCTCCTGTGGTCCTACGTGCAATCAGCCGTAGATTCGAGCAGGGAAGCACCAAGTATGGGTTGCGCAACTGGGAGAAGGGTCAGTTTTTCAGCAGATATGTTGATGCAATTTATCGCCACCTTTGGGCCTATATGGAAGGCTTTGAAGACGAAGATCATCTTAGTGCAGTGATCTGGAACGCCATGTGTTTGTATCAAACTGACGAATGGGTAAAGGAGGGTAAATTGCCTGAAAAATTAAAAGATATTTAATTTGTTCGACTATATGAAGAATAAAACATCCAAATGGCTAAAAAACGCATTAAGCTTACCTCAAAACATAAGTCACCTTCTGGGGGCTTAAATGCAGCAGGAAGACGTGCAGCCAAACGACAAGGGAGTAACCTCAAACCTCCTGTTTCAGCTAAACAAGCTAAAAAAAGCAAGAAGTCAGCTGCAAGGAGACGTTCGTTTTGCGCCAGGATGAAAGGAATGAAACGAAGGTTAACCTCTGCAAAAACAGCCAGAGATCCTAATTCACGAATAAATAAAGCCCTTAGAAAGTGGGACTGCTAAAAGATGAATAAATATTATACTAATCCAACCAAAAAGAAAAAAGCTAAGAAAAAGCGTAACGACCTAAAAATTAAAAAATGAAAGCACGGAAAGGTCTAAGTGTTAGGCAAGAGAAGACGATGAAGCGTCACTCTAAGCACCACACTAAAAAACACATGATGTTCATGCGCAAAGCAATGCTAGGCGGCATGTCTTTTACTGAAGCACATAAAAGAGCTATCAAGGAGGTAGGTAAATAATGCTATGGGCAATAAAATATGTCCTAAAGGTATAGCTTGGGCCAAACGGACTTTTGATAAGTACCCTTCGGCTTACGCTAATATGGCCGCTTCCAAGTATTGCAAAGACCCAAACTACGCTAAGGGAAGCAAAAGAAAAAAACTGAAAATCAGAAAGAAAAAGAAGTAGTAATATGGGCGCTTTAGCTGAATGGCGAAAACAAAAGTGGGTTCGTATTGGAACCGACGGAGGCATTAAAGGTCCATGCGGTACGAGTAAAAACAAAAAAAACCCAGATCGTTGTTTGCCTCTCGCTAAAGCTCGTCGGCTTTCAAAAGCTCAAAGAGCGACAACAGCCAAGAAAAAGAAGAGAGCTGGAGCCAAGGGAAAACAATTTGTTGCAAACACTAAAGCAGCTAGAGTGAAGCTAAAGGTTAAAAAATATGCCTAAAGAAGATACTTTCCCCTTTGTTTCTAACGAACTAGTAAAAAAGCTGGATGAAATTTTTCCGGCAAAAGAATTTGGTCCAAAAGATGATTTAAGAGAAATGGATTATTTTTTCGGACAACGTAACATCGTAAACTTTCTGCGATCAAAAAACGCAGAACAACAAGAAAATATTTTAAAAATAGATTAAAAAACATGTGTTTATCAAGACCTAAAATGCCATCAGTTGTAAGTCAACCTGCACCTATGGCTCCCCCACCGCCGACGCCTTTAGCTGAAGTGGTCGAAACTAAAAAGAAAAAGAATAATAACATAACAAAAAGACGAGGCACATCTTCTCTTACAATCAGACGACCTTCAGTGAACCTTCCGACTGGTGGAAGCGGAGCAAACATTAACTATTAAAAAAGATAAAAAGATATGGCATCATACATTACTAACATTAACTTAAACAGAAGCACTCACGGCACTTCTTCGTTAGACGCAGACGGGAACGGTACGCTTGGTTTTTCAAGTAACCCAGTAATCAATAAAACGAAAGCAGGAACCTATTGTTTCCTTGCTAGCGGTACTTTTGGTTCGGGAAGAACTTTAACGCTTCAACACAAAGTAGGAGGCGCTTTTGTAACTCTTGGGCCGGATACAGTCCTTACAGCTCCAGGCGGAAGTATATTTACATCTACGCAAACTGAGTTACAGCTTGTCGTCTCTGGAGGATCTGGAGATTCAGGAGACGATCTTTACGTTGTAATTGCACCTCTTAATTAATCATAAAAATTTTTAATGAGTTATTCATCGTCTTCCTCTTCTTCTTCTTCTTCAAGTAGTAGCAGTAGTACTTCAGCTAGTAGGCCATCTTCCAAGTTGACAACACCTCTTACTGCGAAACTTACAAGACCACTGACAGGTGCAGAACTTGAGGAGTTATTCCTTGAGAAGTTTAAGTTTACTTTGGGAGAAGAGTTAATAACTAATGGAGACTTTAGTAATGGTATAACTGGTTGGGGAAATGCGACTGGTCATTTTAGGTATGATAGTTCTTCAAAAAGAATTGAAAAATTTGGTGGAACAGGTGGTGAAAACTCAGCATTTACTCAAGTCATACCTATTGTCACTGGGCGTAAATACAGAGTTGAGTTTGACGTTACTCACACTAGTGGAAACACTCTTTCAAACGTCTTTATTAACACGGGTGCAGGTTTCATAACAATTGGCGCACAAATCGGAACAGGTCATGTTTCTGCGGAATTTACAGCTTTAACGACTGGAAACATGGCATTCCAATTATTCGGCATAAGCGACTTTCGTGGATTCTGGGACAACATCTCAGTCAAAGAGGTAGCAATGTTGTCCCCTTCCGAATACATAAGCACCCCCGTGGTTTCCAACGATGGACTAACATTTACCGAAACAACACTTGATGACTTTGTTGGCGGTGAGAATTTGATCCGCAAATCTGAAGACTTTAGTTCTAATTGGATTAACAATAATTTAACCATTACAGCCGATACCTCTGTAACAGATCCCTTCGGAGGCACTGGTGCTTTCAAATGTGTCAAGACAGGCAACGGCTCGTTCCAAAGACTTTATGATGGTGCTAAATATTCTAGTGGAGCTAACCTTACAGGAGGAGCAGGAGACACTTATACCTTTTCAGTCTATGTAAAGCCGACAGGGACAACTGTAGGTTTAAGAATAACTGCTACTGGAACCTCTTCCGTCTTTCAAGACTTTACAGTAACTCCTAATGTTTGGCAGAGGCTAAGTTTTAGCCACACAACCACTGGAGCTTATACAGGTCTTACAGCCTTCGTTTATCCATGTGGCACGGGGGCAGACAATGATTCTACAACGGGAGGTGACGCTCATATATTTGGCGCACAGCTAAACACCAACTCACTCAAGAAGTACCAAAAGACCACTGGCACAGCAAGAGACGGAAACGCAGGAATTGTCGTGCTATACAACCAGACAGGAGGGGAAGATGCTATTCAAGCTACTACTGCTAATCAGCCATTCTTATATAAAGCAGGGTTGCTTGTAAGGTCTGGAAGTAGTCCTGCTATTGAGTTCCTTCAAACTAATCCTAACTACAGTAACCTTGAAATATCTAGAGTAAATGTAGACAGACTAGATGCTTGGTTTGTTGCGGATACTTCAAGCACTCAATACATCTATCCATCTGCCCACAATGATGGCAATAGACACGGTTGGATTGCCCAAGAGGGTAATCACAATATACAAGCCCACCTAAATTATGGAGGAGAACCTGTAAGGCTATATGCTAACGGATCACTGGTTGGAGGCTACGATATAAAAAGACTCGACGTTTACGCAGGTCTTAACGGACGGAAGTTAGTTCACCATCAAGACGCAGACACATCATCTTGGGGGGCAGGTGGGCCAATAATTCAAGTTGGTTGGTATGGTAATGGACCCGCTGTAAATTCTCACATACCTTGGGGATACGAAGGAAAGATGAGCGAGATTATCTTCTTTGACTCTAACCAGTCAGCCAATAGAGAAGCCATTGAAGCTGACATAGCAGATTTTCATAACATAAGACTAAGCTCTCCTGCTACATTCAATATTGCTGCTAACAATGATGATGGCCATTCTCTTAGCAGCTTCACAACTGGTACAAGCGTGCAATTTAACGGCTCAATATTTAAAAACGAATCCACTATAAAAGCAGGTGCGGTATATCAAACAAACACTGGAGGAGGGCCACCTGCCCTAGAGTTTAATGTAGCCTACTTTAGATTTGCTAATGTAACTGTTGATCAAGGAGCAACAATTGTTTCAGCTAAACTAAAACCAATTAAAAAATCATTATCAGGTTCAGCAAGTGAAGACTTTGAAATAGCTGCTGTAGATTCAGATAGTCCAAACGTACCTAGTAGTGGTGGTAGTTTGTCAACGAGAACAACAGCTAAAGTAACTTTACCAAAGGCAACTGTATCTGCTGTATCAAACGGAAATAGATTTGATACCCCAGATATTAAAACAGTAATTCAAGAGATTGTTAATCGCTCTGGTTGGTCATCAGGAAATGCTATAGTAATCGCAGTGTACACTCCAACAAATGTTCAGAACAGTAATGCAGTTCTTGCAACTTTTGGCTCTAAAGATGGAACAGACGAATCAGCGCAATTAGAAATTACTGTATAATAGAAAAATAATTATCATTATGACCGATCCATTTTATTTAATTTACGATAACGAGGCTCAAGCACTTCTTAGAAGCCAACAAGCAGGAGGCATGAGAGGACTTAGTTGGTCGCTCAATGGTACTGGAAGTAGGTACTGGTTTTCTGTTGTTGTTGAGAGCAAAGAAGAGAATCCTAGAGCAGCACTCGTATTACCAACAACAACGGAAACAGAAACAGATCCAGAAACATTTGAAGTAATCTCTTCAGAAGTTGTTGCGGTTGATAAAGACATTCTCACAGATGAAGACGAGGTTGTAGAAACCCTTCCTAGTGACTGGGCATATCCTCCCGAACCCGAAGCCCTCGTTCAACCTGACTAAAAAAATTTTTATATGAATTACTCAAAAGAAACAGCCGAGCAGCTTTATAGTAAGCTTGAAGGTAATAGACACAGCTATTTAGAACGAGGTAGACAAGCAGCGCGTTTAACACTTCCTTACATATTACCCGATGAAGGATTCGGGACAAGCTCTCGTCTCAATACACCATTTCAAAGTATAGGATCGAAAGGCACAAATAACCTAGCATCTAAATTATTACTCGCCCTTCTCCCACCGAACGCCCCCTTCTTCAGACTACAAGTAGATAAGAATAAACTACAGCAGGAGGGAGCCGAGGAAAAAGTTATCTCGGAAATTGACTCGGCTTTACAAAAGGTTGAGGACACAATAATGGATGAAATTGCTCGGGAGAGATACCGCATCGTTTTGCATGAGGCCCTTAAAAATCTCATCGTAACTGGCAATGCTCTTATCTTCACGGATGAAAAAATGGGTATGCGAGTGTTCCGTCTGGACCGCTTTGTTATCGAAAGAGACCCGATGGGTAATGTTTTATACATAGCCACGAAAGAGACTCTTAGTTACTCGGCACTTGACGAGGAAATCAAGGAAGCTATCGGGACACCAAAAGATTTATCTAAAAGCACTGACATTGAAAACGTAAACCTATTTACTGCTATATGCCGACACGGGGATAAGTGGATGGTTAAACAAGATATCAACGGAACACTTTTACCAAAGACAGGAGGCTTATTACCCCTCGATAAAAACCCGTACATACCACTTAGGTTTTCTCGGGTGGATGGGGAAAGTTATGGTAGATCATTCATCGAGGATATGCTCGGGGATCTACAATCACTCGAGTCACTTACTCAAGCAATCGTTGAGGGATCAGCAGCAGCAGCCAAGGTACTCTTCCTCGTTTCCCCGAATGGAACAACGAAGGCTAGGGATCTCAGCAAAAGCCCGAATGGTGCTATTGTCAGCGGTTCAGCTAATGATGTATCAACTTTACAGTTAAATAAATTTAATGACTTCCGAGTAGCAGCCGAGACAATCAACTCAATCAAGGACAGGCTCGGGCAAAGCTTTCTACTTACCAGTAATTCTATAAGAAGTGCTGAGAGGGTAACAGCCGAGGAAATACGAATGGTATCTCAGGAACTCGAAAGTTCACTCGGTGGTTTATACTCCTTACTTTCTAATGAACTACAGACACCTCTCGTAAAACGTATAATGGATGTTATGCAAAAGACTAAGAAGATGCCGAAGCTCCCGAGTGATCTCGTGAAGCCCGTGGTAATCACTGGTCTTGAAGCTTTAGGAAGAGGTAATGATTTACAGAAACTTGATGCCTTTCTCGCAGGAGCAGCGCAAGTGGTAGGTCCACAAGCTATTGGTACATTTGTGAACGTAGACGAATACTTTAAGAGACGAGCAACTTCCCTCGGGATAAAAACAGCGGGTCTTATCAAAACACAAGAGGATATTTTACAAGAGCAACAACAAGCTCAGATGCAACAGATGGCAGAGAAGCTTGGGCCTTCCGCTATCAAGAGCGCTACCGATCAAGCAATGGCCTCGGAACAACCCGAAGAGCCTATTGAATAACATAAAAAAAATACTGGAGGTAACAATAAAATATGCAACGTGTAGAAGTAAATGAGCCAACGGCTGATGAACTAGTAAACCCAACTCTCGAGGAAGAACTTGAAATGCAAGAGAAAGCTCGGGAAAATAAAAACACTACTGAAGAAGAGGAAACTCCCGAGGAAACTCCCGAGGAAACTCCCGAGGAAACTACTACTACAGAAGAAGAAGAAGAGGTTATCGAGGAAAGACCTGAATGGTTGCCCGAGAAATTTAAATCACCCGAGGATCTTGCAAAGGCGTATAGCGAACTTGAGAAAACGCAAGGTAACAAAAACACCGAGCAACAAGAACAACAAGAACAACCTCTTAGTAATGTGTCCGATGTTATACAAAACGCGAGTGACTCTTATTATGAAAACGGGGAGTTATCCCCAGATAACTACAAAGCACTAGAAGAAAGTGGAATACCTCGCGAGTTTGTAGACGCTTATGTAAAAGGTCAAGAAGCAACTATGGAAGCCGAGGTATCTTCGATCACTAGCTCGGTAGGAGGTCAAGAAAATTACGATGATATGGTGCAGTGGGCGCAAGCTAATTTACCAGATTCAGAAATAGACAGCTATGACGAACTCGTATCAACAGGTACAACAGAGGTAGCAAAGATGGCAGTTAAGGGCTTATACGCGCGATATATGAGCGAAGACGGGGGATCGTCCGTGAATATTGCAAAGGGAGCCACTTCAGGATCTAATATTCAGCCTTTTGGTTCGATGGCACAAGTCACTACAGCTATGAAAGACAAGAGGTATCAACAAGATCCCTCGTTTCGTAGAGAGGTAGAACAACGAATTTCAATATCTAATTTATAACAACAACAAAAAGGAAAACATGATTAATTATATAATCGAAAATAAGGAACAGCTAATTACGATAGCAACCGCAACAGTTACTTTAGCATCCCTCGTTAGCGCTTTAACACCTAACAAGACGGATAACAAGATAACAGGTATTCTATTAAAACTAATTAACTGGCTTGCTTTGAACATTGGCAAAGCTAAACCAAAAAGCTAACCACAAAACACAATGATAAAACTACTTGTATCTTTTCTGATAAACTTCCCGAAAATTTGCGAGTATCTTTTTAAAGTTGTAGAAGCTTATGAAAGGGAAGCTCTTAATCGTAACCGTGAGCGCAACGTTGATCTTATCGATGAGTGGCTGCAAGACACGGACACCGAGCAAGATTCCCCATTTTATCTCGAAACTCAAAGCCCATTCGTTCACCGCTCCTCAAAAGGAGACCATAGCCGAGATACTAAGATACACGAATGAACTCGAACATAAGTAATATATAAAGATTTCAACACACAAAAAGAACACTAATTAACCGAAAGGTTGTTACGAGTGCGACCCCTTGCGAGGGACAATCAACAACAAGAACAAATCAATAGGTCTTTTTAGTTTATTAGAGTGCGTTGTTTAGAAGAAATAAAACAACAAACACAAAATAAATAAAGAAAGGTAAATAATATTATGGCTGATATAGGCGCAAATATACCAAGAGCAGGTAGTATAGATAACGCTTCCGATAAGGATGCTTTGTTTCTCAAAGTATTCTCAGGAGAAGTTCTATCTGCATTCGAAGAAGCGAACGTTATGCGTGACCTTCACACAGTAAGAACAATAAGCGAGGGTAAGAGTGCATCTTTTCCAGTAACAGGAATTGCAAGCGCATCTTACTTGACAGCAGGTGAAGACATCCTAAACGGTGCGGATCACCTAAGTAAGATTAAGCACAGCGAGAGAGTCATCACAGTTGATGATCTTCTTGTTAGCTCAACCTTCATCGCTGACATTGATAGTTTGCGTAATCACTTCGATCTAAGAAGTATTTACTCAAAAGAACTCGGTAAGGCACTCGCTAAGAGATTTGACCTTGCGGTAATGAAGACATTAGTTGCGGGCGCAGGAGCTTCAGCAGCTACAGATCAACCTGCGGGTATTTCGATATCTTCGAATATTGCCGTCAGTAGTGGGCAATATACTAATGCCACAGGTGCTAAAGTAGTTGACGCTATTATAGAAATGGCTCAGAAGTTAGATGAAAATGATATTCCTGATGATGGGGATCGTTTTGCTATTCTACCGCCAGAGCTTTACTACTTACTTATTAGTGATACTACAGGTAACATCGCTCTTAACAAAGACTTTGGTGGTGCAGGTTCTATCGCTGAAGGTAACGTACCGATGGTTGCAGGGATCAAAATCTTCAAGTCAAACCACGTTAGAGATATCGCTGTAAATTCTACAACAGGTTCATACGCAGGTGTTGACGATGGTGACGATGCTGCTAAAAACAACCCGTTTGATGAAGCAGCAGGTTCAAGCGCAGGGAATGGTTACAACGCTGACCTTACTGGTCTTCGTTTTGTAGGTGGCCACAAACAGGCCGTTGGAACTGTGAAGTTATTGGATATCGCTACAGAGTCCGATTACAATATCCAAAGACAAGGTACTATCCTAGTCGCTAAGTATGCAATGGGTCACAACTGGCTCAGACAAGGTGCATGCGTTAAGGTTGTTGCTTAATTTAGAAAGTTAACAAACAACGAAACATCACGAGAGATTGGGTGGGGGAATCAATAAAGGTTCCCTCGCCCTTTTTCTTTTTTCATTAAACATTTTTATAGAATTTTTATGGCTACACTTACAACACAACTAGAAGCTTGTAATGTTATGCTAGGTTACATCGGGGAAGCCCCTGTAAACAGCATTAGCAATACCTCGGAGCTTCCTGTCTCGGCAGCAAACGCAGTTACAATCCTCGAAGAAACATCAAGAGAAGTTCAAAGCGAGGGGTGGCACTTTAACACCGAAACAGAGATATCTTTGATAGGTAGTGCAGCCGATGGAAAAATATTATTAGACGAGGATGTCCTTCAAGTTGACCATGATGGTACTGAAGATGTGGACCTCGTACAAAGAGGACGTTCCTTATTTGATAGAAAAAACAACACTTATGTATTTACCGATGCTATCGAGGTAACTGTGGTGAAATACCTCGTTTGGGATAATTTACCCGAGCAAGCACGGAGATACATAACTTTAAGGGCTGCCCGATCCCTTCAATCACGCCTTGTAGGTTCGAGGGAACTTGAAGCTCTTATCATACGCGATGAGTTTGCAGCAAAAGCAAACTTAGAGAACTCGGACAACAACAACTCCGATAGAACTATATTTGATAATTTCGATGTCGCTCGCAGGATAGGCATTAACAGAAACTATAATCCTTACTAATGGCATTAATAAACACTTCTCTTCCTAATCTCGTTCAAGGAGTCAGTCAGCAACCCGCTACATTAAGATTTGATGGGCAATGCGAGGAACAGCTAAACGCTCTCTCGTCTGTATCCGATGGTTTAAAGAAACGCCCGAACACTCAATATATTAAAAATTTAATAAGCAGTGAACTAGATGATGGAGCTTTTGTTCATTTTATAAACAGAGATAATAACGAGAAGTATGTTCTTATTATAGAAAACCATTTTAATACATCTCCCGAGAAGACAACCATCAAAGTTTATAACATTTTAGATGGCAGTTCTTCCCATGTTCACAGTACAGAGATAACAGAATCAGCAGCAAACAATTATCTTTTCATACCAAAAACAGGAGTGAACGCTGCTAAACCTAAAGATGTTCTTAAAGCTCTTACGGTTGGTGATACAACTTTTATTCTTAATACAAGCAAAGACATTTCTAGGTTGGGCGCAGCTAACCAGAAAAGCGCACCTTTAACAGCGGATAACCGAGCTATAGTATTTATTAAAAAGGGCGACTTTCAAACCGAATACTCAGTAGAAGTAACGGATTCTGGCGGTAACACATTTAATGCAGGTTTTATTTCAGACAAACCCGATGCTTCTAATATACCAAACGCTGCTGTAAGAGCAGGTGTGATAGCAAACGAATTAAGAGGGAAGTTAGCGGGGTCTACAAAATTAGGAGGCAACGTAAATAACGCATCTGATAAGTTTGAAGCTTCGGTTTTTTCTGCACCCCAAAGACCCTCTATATCAGCTACTAATGTAAAAAGAGGGGTAAGCGGGAGTGTCAGCATTGTAGGAGGGAATAACGCTCATCCCGATAATTTCTTTTTAATTACTTCAGATGAATCTAGTGCTTTCAAAATAAAAGTATCCGATAGTAAATCAGGATCAGCTTTAGGTGTCATATATAAAGAAGTTGACTCCCTATCAGATTTACCTGTACGCGCTCCTAATAACTTCCGAGTAAAAGTTCGGGGATCTGTAGAAGATAACGAGGATGATTATTACGTTAAGTTTGAAACTAACGATGGGTCTTCTGTAGGGAATGGTGGATGGGTTGAGGACGTAGGGTTTGATGAGTTCATAAGTTTTGATAGTAATACACTTCCTTATAAACTAGTGAACTCGGGTGTTAATTCTTTTTCTTTTTCTGCTTCTTCTTGGACTGCAAAACAAGTAGGAGATGACGAGTCTAATCCTTTTCCCTCGTTCTTTAACGGGACAACGGCTACAGGTGATAGAAAGATTTCAAATATATTCTTTTACAAAAACAGACTCGGGTTACTCTCGGAAGGTAGTGTGATAATGTCAGAAGCGGGGGAATACTTTAATTTCTTTCGAACTACTGTAAGATCCCTTCTCGATTCCGATCCGATAGATATAAACGTAGCATCTAAGCGTGTAACAAAACTTTCAAGTGCTGTAGGCTTCCAAGAAAATCTTATACTGTTTGCCGAGCGTGGACAGTTTGTACTTAGAGGAGGAGAACTCTTAACACCTAAAACTGTTTCAATAACACCTATTACAAACTACGAAAGCGATACGAGCAACACACCTTTGGAACTCGGAAGCTATCTTTACTTTCCATTTACACGCGGAAACTTTTCGGGCATCCGAGAGTTTACTGTTAATGCAAATACAGACAACTACGATTCAGCGGAAATAACCTCTCATGTACCACAATACATACCGTCTAGCATCCTAGATATAGCAGGATCAACCGCAGAGAATTTAATATGCCTCGTTAGTAACAAAACGGCAGACGATACAAAAGACATGTACGTCTATAAATATTATTGGGAAGGTAACCAAAAGGTATTATCTAGTTGGAGTAAATTTACATTTCCTTTTAATATACGAGGAATAGAATTTGTAGATAGTGATCTTTACATCGTAGCAGCTAAGAATGACAAAACAGAGCTTCTTAGAATGCCTATGGAAGAAAAGCTTGTCGATGATAATACTTCTTTCAATACTTACCTTGATATACGAGAAGCTAAAACTGTATCAGGAGGTCAGATAACTTTATCGTTTACCCCAGAAAGCAGTGACGTAGTTCAGGTATATACGAGGGAATCAGGTGGCACCAAAGCAGGAGCTATAATACCCTCGACCCTAAATGGTAATGTTTTAACTGTAAGCACAGATTACGATACAAAACCTGTATGGGTAGGAATAAAGTACACAATGTCTTACACCTTCTCAGAACAGCTATTTAAGCAACGAGCAAACAGAAATACAAGCCCCTCGGGATACCAAAGACACTTCCTTAAAGGTGGTACAATATTCTTTGATGATTCCTCGTCCTTTAGAGTTGAGGTTACCCCCAAGGCACGTAGCACCTATGTAAATACTTTCACCAGTACAATCATTGGAGCTTCGACTATAGGAACTCTTCCTATCGAGTCTGGTTCATTTAGTTTTCCTATAATGTCAGCAGCGAAAGACACGACAATTAAAATTGTAAATGACTCAGCTTTACCCGCTAACTTTCAGTCAGCAGAATTTGAATCCTTTATCCATTCGAGAAGTCGTCGTGTTTGATCGAACAATAGCACGTTACGATAAGATTGATGTTATAGACGGACATCCCGATCATGCCGAGTATCTCTCGGATAAACTCAGGGACATAGATAACATCGAATGTATGGCTCTCGGGAAACGCCCGAAGGATGCTTTGATGTCAGCTTTCGAACACGACATGGCTACTATGACAGTAGTAGATAAAAAGAGAAAACCTCTTGCTATGTTCGGTATAGGCGAGGATGAAGCAATGCCTTATATCTGGATGCTCGGGACAAAAGAATTTCCAAAGATTGCACGAAGAGATCTTATGAAACACTCAAAAACTTGGATACGAGAACTGCTAAGAATCACAGGAGGATCAGCAGGTAATGTAGTTCACTGTCACAACCGACCTGCCGTAAGGTGGCTCGAGTGGCTCGGAGCAATTTTTAATCAACAACTAACCATAAAAGGAGAACCCTTCTATCAATTTATTTTAATCAACCACGAAATAGTAGACGAATATTATGTGTAGCCCATTAATTGCATCATCAATCATAGGCGCAGCAGGAACCCTATCTTCAATACAAGGACAGAGGTATCAAGCTGATGCCCAAGCTCAAGCTCAAGCAATAGCTTCAAGACAAGAACGCGAACGTTATCTTGCCGAGGTGTCTGCTATGAGAACTCAACAGCAGCAAGAGGCAATAGCAAGATCTCAAAAGATCGAGGAGTCTTCTAGGAAAGCTATGGAAGCCCGAGCAACTGCGGTTACGTCAGCGGGAGAAGCAGGGGTTAGTGGTTTAAGTGTAGATGCTTTACTCGGGGATCTCTCGAGACAACAAGCAGAATATGAATTTTCAGTACAACAACAAGCAAATCTAACAGACGTAAACAGGCAGATGGCCTTAAAGGAATCTGGTCTAGGGTTTAGTAGAAACATGCTTAGAATCAATCAACCAATAGCACAACCTGATTACCTCGGATCTATGGTTCAAGGTGTCCAATCAGGATTGAGTAATTACAACGTGCTATATAACTCAGGACTATTCGAAAAATAAACAGATGGCAGAACGAAAACAAGTTAATCTAGATCTCGGTAAAGTACCCGCTAATCCTTCGATACAAGCAGTAGGGGGAACCAATCAAGCTGTAGTTCCCTCGGTTCTTAAAGATAACTCAGCTTTAAGGTTATCGAGATCTCTCGCGCAGTTTAGTAACATCCTCGGGCAAGCGAGTAACATCAACATGCAACGAGGGCAAGCCGAAGCCGAGAAGCTATCATCACAAGAGATAAATGATATTATAGAAGGTAAAGTCCCTGCGCCCACTGGAGGACCAACAGGTAAACTAGGTTTTCAAAAAGCTTTCCACCAGATAGCAGCTAAGAGATGGTTTGATACAACAGGTGTACAAAAGTATGCCGACCTAGAAAATAAACTAGATGCTAAGATGGATGAGTTTATACAAAGCTCAATGCCTATCGAGCAAGTACAAGCTTACGTTCAAAATGAAGTTAACGCGCTCGATAAAGAAATAGGAGAATATTTTGAAGGTAATACTTTCGGCTCTCGCGTAAAGAACTTACTAGGTAGTGAACTATCCGCTCGGATAACAGCAGGAGCTACCAAAGGATACGAGAAGAAACAGTTGGCTTACATGAACGCAGCAGCAGATGAAAAGCTTAGAAATATATTTGGAGACGTAGGGGCTGCCGAGTCAGATATGAGTCTTAAAGGTTTGATGGCTTATGCAGAAAAAGATTTATCAGAAAGAAATTACTCTAATTTACAGAAACAAAAAATCATAACAGATAACTTTGCGGATCTTTTAAATTCTATAATAAAAACAAACCCCGAAAGAGCAGGAGATTTTATAGACCAAGCTAGAGGTTTTAAACAATTTAAAACTATGGATGGGCGAATGATGCTCAATAAGTTTACAACAACCTTAGAGAGCATCTCGGATGTTGAAGATGAAAAAAGCGCGTCACAATCTGCTATGAATATAGGAGGATTTGCTAGTGAGTATCTTAGAGCAGCAAACTCTTACAGAGTATCAGACGATCCTAATAAACTTCCTTTCGAACAAAACGAAACAGCTAATAACGCACTAGACTTAATACTAAGCGAACTAGAGTTAGATGATGATACAAAATTTGTTTATAAGAAAGCTATAATGATAAGCGGTGATCCTTTACAAGAAATTACAAAACAACTCACAGCAATAGCAAGCGACAGAAGAACATCAAGTTTTGCTGTAGATGTTATAGGTCGTTCTATTCGTGGTATAAATAACGAGAGATTTACGCTACTACAATCACCTGATGATAGATCAATAGGCATAACACAATCACAAAGAGCCGTTATAAAAGAAGAAGCTTTAGCGTGGTTTCTACAAAGAGACACAACAAATCCTTTAGTAACGCCTCAATCCTTTTTAAATGAAAACGGGATACAAGGTAAGCCTCCAAATAGCTTAATAAAGGCTTATGCTGAAGCTATAAAGTTTGATTCTTTTATAGACAAAAAAGATATTAATTTAAAAATATCAGGAAAACTAAATCAAATTCTAGGAACAGCAGGTGACCTAAAAGATTATTATAGTACAGAACAAATCAAACAATTAACAAACTCCACAACAGATGCGATAATACGGAGTTTGAAAACTAGGGGATTTGAAATAGCACCCGAAGGGCAATCAGTAGGCGGAGAAAATATCAATGAACTAAAAAAAGCTTTTTCTGAAATAATAGAAGAAGAGGTTAAAGAGACAACCGATCTTTTTGATGCCAGAGTTCAAGCCCTAAGAATAAACAGCAATCAATTCGGATTTGATTTTGGTTTTAGCCCAAATATTGAGGACATCATAACAGAAAATATTTTTAGTGAGGCGGATCTTTCTGAAGACGGACTGTTTTATGAAGATGGGGGGCTTTTTAATTTAACCGAAAACAAAGAGCTTGTGAACTACGAGAGTCTTTACAGATCCGAGGTGCAAAAAGTAGTCGAGGCTAAAAAGAATAATAAAGATTTTAGAACATATAAAACCAATCAAGGTAACAATCTAGGAAAAGAAATACAAAACGACTTTAGTGAAGCACGAAGTAAACGCGATGTTAAAGCTTTAAAACTTTTACAAAAAGTCTACGGATACGATCAGTTTGATAAAAATAATATATTAAATGATTTCGCTATCACAGGATTATGGTGGGACTCGGTAAAGTTATTCGGGTCTTTAGACGAAGCTAAAAATACTTATACAGAATTTGCAAAAGTTATAGAAGCTTATTCAAATCAAATAGAATTGAGCGACGAACAAAACAGAACTTTAAATGTTTTACAAGGATTAGGTTTATTTGAAACTTCTATTGAAGGGGAATCCGCAATCGCTTTAGAGACCTTTTACGAAGTACAAACAAGATTTTTACCTAATAAATAATTAATTTAATATGCCATTATCAATAGAAGAGCTTGAAACTAAGATAGCTAAAAGACAAGACGATAAGATTAGAAACTCTATAGCAGAAAATCAAACTAGATTTCCAACTGTTCCACCAGAAGTTATAGAGGAATCTATGAGATTACAACACGAGGCAGGAAGAAAATCAAGTGTTTTAGGACTGAGTTTAGGGGTAGGTACCGAGCTAGGGCTTGGTATGTATTCCTCTAAAAAAATATACGACGCATACAAAGCAGGTAAAATTGTTAATTGGGCAAGTAAAGTCAAAAACTTTTCTTTGTTATCACAAGTAGGACCACAAGCTGCTGAACCTGTTTCTACTGTCACTGCTGTAATATTAGCAGGGATAGGACAAGGTATTGCTTGGGGAGGCAGCAACTACTTAGCACAACAAATAAGAAAAGGTTACGGACTACAAGATGGAATATCTTATGGAGAACTTTTAGCGACAGGAGTTTTTGGAGCTTTAACAGGACCATCTAGTAAGTTAGGTGATTTAGCAAACAAGACCTTCATGTCAGGAGGTAATAGGAAACTTTTAGAGCTTACTGGTAAAACAGCAGGAGATATGAAAGCTTACGGAAAAGGTGGTTATATATTTAAAAATGGTATCAAGTCTTTTGTAGGTGGAGCTTCTTTCGGTATGGCGGAAACAGCGGTTAGACAAGAATTGCAAATTGCTATGAACGAAAGAGAGAGCAGAGATATCTACGAGTATCTTTTTGCAGGAGGAATAGGAGGAACCGCTAATACTGTTTTAGGAGCCTTTGCAAAAGCAGGAGCTTGGGGTAGAACCGAGCAAATAAGAATAACAACAAAAGCAGAGAACAGGCTTGCTAAAGAAGTTGATACTTTAAAAGCCGAGATAAAACAAATAGAAAAATCAGGAGAAACAGGATTATTCGGCAGGAAGCTTTCTAAAAAGAAAAAACAATTAAAAGAAACCGAGGAAGCACGAGGCTTACTTAAAAATGCTGTAGAAGAATATAACGAGCAAAACGCTAAAATAATTGATCTCGAAACAGGTAAAACAAAAGAAACCTATAATGACGATGTCCCGACAGAACTTAAAAAATCTATTCCAGAAAAGGTAGAAGAAAAAAACACGGGAGACATTATTGAGGAAATAGAGGAACTACGTAATCAAAACTTAAAAGTTAAATCAGCAGACCTCGGAGAAGAGTTAGCAGCACGAGAGAAAGAGGGTCTTCATTTAGATGATTACGAAAAAGAAATATTAGATTTTTATAAACAAGATCCAAAAGTTCTAAATAAGATTCCAACAGTTGACGAGCCTAAATTAGTGCTAAGAGCCACGACAATAACAAACGAACTAGACGACGAGATAAGTAACGAATTAGCAAAAATAATTCTGAAAGAAGAAAAAGGACAAAACGCTCTAGATAATTATCGTAAACTTAAATTTCTTTTTACAAATAAAGAATACACATACGAAAAAATACTAGACAATATAAATACAAAAAGCGGAAGAGCTTTACAAGCCAGACAACAAAGAGGAGCGAACCTAGCGAAAAACTATAGCAAAAACAGAGTATCTATAAACAGTCAAATAAGAAGATCAGCCCACAAAGATTTAATAGAAACAATCGATAACAAGATAAAAGATTTCGATAGCGAGGCTATAAACGTAAATGATCTAAAAGGTAAACTGGCAAAACTTAACAAAGATTTAGATGCAGTAAAAAGAGCAAACGCCTCTCTCGGTAAGACAGCTAAAAAGATAAATAGAAAACCCGAGGTTACTAAGATTGCACAGAAAGACTCTGAAGCAGCTATAAAAAGATTAGAAAAACAATTAGACGACCTTAGAAAAGGCGATGTAGACCTCGGACAGCCTGTAAGAAAAGTTCCAAAAGCTGTAGCTAAAGAAGAAGAAATTTTAAAAGATAAGATAAAATTCTATAGAACATCACAAAAGGAATTAGTCGAACTCGATAAACTAAGAAAAGATTTAGACGATTTGGTTGGGATGTCTCCTGATGAATTTAAAAAGTTAGACGCAAAAGCAAGATCTAAGAAAAAGTTACTTCAGAAAGAAAAAATAAAAACAAAGAATGACCAGATAAAAGAAAAGATTGCTTCTATAAAAAAAGGTCTTCGAGCAGCTACACGAGAGTCCACAAAAAAGAAAAGAGCAGACCTCGACTCTCAGTTCTACACTTCAATGGAGAAGTATTATTTTGAAACTAGAAATAAAGGTTTTGGTACAAGAATAAAAAGATTTTTAAACACAGCTACATCTTGGAGACAGGCAGCTTTAATTGACCAGTTAAGTTCGGTTGTTGCAGGTATCCCGACAGGTGGATTTGCAGTAGCGAAAACATTACTAAAACCTCACACTAATTTATTCTTAAATGTAATAAGAGGTCGAGGATCATTAGCTTTTAAACTTTATGTAGGTAATTTATCTTCAGTTGCTCAATTAATTCACGGGATGAAAGATGCTCTCAAAGCAGGGTTTCTTTCTGCAAAAAGATTGCAGTCAGTAACAGATCCTCTAAGAGATTCAAAACTAGGCGAATTTAGAGGAGTTAAAACAGGTGTATCTCGTTCTTTAAGACAAGCAAAAATAAACGCAGAGAGACGCGTAAGAGCCGAGAAAAACATAATGAATGTTATAGATAGAAATATCGTAACAGGAAACTTATGGAACCTTTTGTCTTTAGGTCTACGAGGAATAATAGGAGTAGACGAGGTATTTAGAAGGCAGATAATAAAAACAAGGATAGCATCTAACGCTAGGCAAAAAGCTATTTTACAAAATGCAAAAGACCCTTCTAAGTCTGTTGCTCAGATTGAAAAAGAACTTCTCGATACTGTATGGAAAAAGAATGCAGATGGCTTAGATGTCTTACAAGAAACAGAAGATTTTATTACAGAGATAAACTTTGGAAGAGACCAATTATTTTATGCAGGAACTAAAGATAATGTAGGAGATGTTCATTATTCTATAGTTAATAGGTTTCTAGACTGGGCAAAACCAAAGACCGAGTATGGTAACTTTACTTTAAAAATATTTATTCCTTTTATGGATGTTGTAGTACGAGGTGTTTACCGAGGTGCTAGGCTTACTACCTTACCTGTAACCGCATTACCTCGTATGACTTTTATGAATCCTTATGTAATGAAAATAAAAGAACTTAAAAATATTAAAAACACAGCGCAAAATTCTTTAGACGAATTTGACGAAAATATTTTTGGAGGAACAAAAGCAGAATACCAAGCTAAAATTGACGAGGAAATTATAGATATAAATAAGAGGATTGAAAGATTAGAAATAAGAAAAGCAGAATATAACGAGGAAATATTAGCTGACACAGTAATGGGAGGAACTCTTCTTTATCTTGGACACGAACTTGCCAGAATGGAAGACTCCGATGGTATCCCGCTTATAACAGGAGGTATGTCTTTTCTAAGCCCAGAACAACGAAAGAAGTTTGAGGAACGAGGAATAAAACCCTACACAATATTTGGTTTACCTTACGAAGCTATGATACCTTTTAGCTTACCGATGGCTTTTGCTGCTGATATATCTTACTGGCAAAAACTTAAGGAAGATAAACAACTATCTGAAGATCAAAACTTTTTTAATGTAGCAATATCAGCAATAAACAACTTAGCGAGGGAACTACCTTTCAACCAAGGTATTAAACTGTTTGATGACCTGTTAGTAGATCCTAATAGCGAAAACTCAAAATTAAGGTTCGAAAACGCTATAGCTAACTTAGTAGCGTCCTATACACCTATTCCCGCACAAGCTAGAAAACTACAAAGGATAGCAACAGGAGAAGGAAAGATAGCAGACCTAAAAGGTGGCTCGTTCATGGATAGATATTACTACATGGCTTTCGGAACCTTCCCAACTAATTACAAAGTTAATTTATTTGGAGAAGACTTGAAGTCACCACAAACTCCCGAGCAAGCTATATTAAGATTTACTCCCGATAGAAAAGAAGAAATAACATTGTTCGATGAAATAGTAGCTAATGATGTTTTAAATATTATGCCTACGGAAATAAAAAGGGATTTAATAACAGGCGTTACAATGCGAGACTTTTTAAACGAAGAAGGAAAAAGCTTACATTATGAATTTGCGGAAAGGCTTCGGAGGACAAACCTTAAAAAAGTTATTGAAAGAAAGATAAAAACCTCTGCTTGGAAAAGAAAATTCAGAGATGGGGACACTACACAAACTACAGGAGGCCAACAAACTAACGAGGGTCTAGTGGAGCTTGAAGCTATTATAAGAGAGTATTGGGGTAAAGTTTCCCAAGATATTTTAAGAGAAAATAAGAATTTTAAAAACTCATTTATCAATGAAGACGAGCAAACTTTGTTTGAAGTTTTAAAAGAAAAGAGAGCAAAAGTTTACGGCAAAAGAATAGAAAGGGATATAAACCCATTAAAAATATCATTTTAAAATAATTAATAAACAAGAACCAAAAAATTTATGGCAAATTCATATATAGAATATACAACAGGAGGGTCAGGTATTAACGAACTACAACAAGCTGTTTTTAGCTACAGTCCAATAGAAGTTATAAGTGCAAACGACGTAAAAGCTTTTGCAGTAAAATCTAACGGAGACAAACATCAATTTACTATTAGCTCTAGGAATGCTACAGCGAAAACAGTAACTCTATCAGAACTACCTTCTTCTCTTAGTCCCTCGGTAAGTAAAGTAAGAATATACAGGCAAACAAGTTCAGATGCTTTAGTAGACTTTGTCGATGGCGCAAGACTTACGGAAAGAGATCTAGATACAGCTTACAAACAATCCTTACTGGTTGGACAAGAAGTTCAAGAAGACGCAGCAGGTAACAACACAACTCTAAACAATGTCACTGACCTTACCCTTGGAGGAATGACAACAGTAACAAACCTGACTGCTACAGGGATAGTAAGTCTTCCTTCAAACACAAACCTAAGTCTTAATAATTTAACAACAACAGGAACAGTTCAAATACCATCAGGCACACACGCTAATCACTTTTACAGAGAGGGTACTTGGTCTGCTGCTCTGATTAGCGGTAGTGGAATAAATTTTACTGTTTCTGAGGCAAAATATAGGAAAATTGGTACGCTTGTATTTATTCACATTCAATGTTCTTTTAGTGGAACAAGTAGTAACAGAGTGGAAATATCAGGACTTCCTTTTGCTGCAAACGAAACAGCAGCAATGAGTATATTTCATAGTGGAGGTTCACTTCCTAGTGGTGCATCGTTTCTAGCTCAAACACATAGTGGTCATAATAGACTGTCAGGAGGTAAATCAAATACGGATATGAGTTACACAGATGTAAATGGATGTAACATGAGAATTAGCGGATGTTATGTAACATCTTAAAATAAGAATAATACTTATGAACAATCAATTCACAACTCCCGCAGTTGGAGTTTTAGGACTTCTCGCCAACATAACTCTTAACGACGTGAACGAGATATTAGCTGTATTAGTTGGTGCAGCTACTCTTGTTTACATGGTGCTAAAGATAATATCAGAATTACGTAAGAAAGGTAAATAACTATTTTATTATGAGCAATAAAGAACAACTAGAAGATAAGTTCTATCTGTTACAAGATTTACTAACAGACGAGTTTATCGAACGAATAAAATCAGGAGATGCCGAGCCGTCCCTTTTAAACGCAGCTAGGCAATACTTAAAAGATAACAGCATTCACGCATCTCTTAAACAGGATGATAAATTACAGGATCTTGTCAGTATTCTTCCGTTTAAAGACGAGGAAGACGAGTTAACACAAAAAGAGGCTACACAGTAATTATATATTATACGTAAAATGTCTTCTAAACAGACTGTTCCCGAGGAACTTAAAGACTTTAGGAACTTCTTATACCTCGTCTGGAAGCATCTCAATTTACCTGACCCCACACCGATACAATACGAGATTGCCGAGTGGATGCAAAACGGTCCACGAAGAGCAGTCATTCAAGGTTTCCGAGGTGTCGGCAAGAGTTGGATTTGTTCTGCTTATGTAGTTCACCAACTACTTGTAGACCCCTCAAAAAATATTCTTGTCTGTTCCGCAAGTAAAACCAGAGCAGACGACTTTAGCACCTTTACGCTTCGGTTAATTCACGAGATGCCTATGCTATCTCATCTTATACCGAGCGATAAACAAAGGTTCTCAAAGATATCTTTTGATGTTGGTCCTGCTCCCGCAGCGCATGCCCCGAGTGTAAAGTCACTGGGTATCACCTCCCAACTGACGGGCAGTAGGGCTGACATCATTGTTGCGGATGACGTAGAAGTTCCCAACAACTCCGCTACGCAAGGGATGAGGGATAAGCTTGCCGAACAGGTCAAGGAATTTGAATCAATCCTAAAACCTGATAAGGAAAGCAAGATTGTATTCCTCGGTACGCCCCAGTGCGAGGATTCACTGTATAACAAATTGATCGAACGTGATTATACAGCTTGCATCTGGCCGTGCAAATACATAGCACCTAAAAAGAACGAAAAGACGTACTATGGGAGTGTAAGTCCTCTTTGCGTAGCGGAAGATAAAAAAGGTAAATCTACAGAACCCACGAGGTTCAGCGAGATAGATCTAGCAGAACGAGAGATCAGTTATGGTAAAGCAGGGTTCGCCATGCAGTTCATGTTGGACTCTCGGTTGTCCGATGTTGATAGGTTTCCTCTCAAGATTAACGACCTCATTGTTATGGACATAGATAACGAGGTAGCTCCCGAGAAAGTTGTATGGGCGCAGAGTCCCGAGCTTGTCTGGGGTGGTGATGTTCCCAACGTGGGATTCACGGGAGATCGCTTTTATCGCCCGATGAAACAAGTAGGTGGCATGGTGGAGTTCTCAGGCTCGGTAATGTCTATTGACCCCTCGGGAAGAGGACGAGATGAAACCTCTTGGGCAGTTGTAAAGATGCTTAATGGTTATCTCTACGTACCCGATGCAGGAGGAATGCAGGGAGGTTACGGTGACGAGGTATTGAAGAAGTTAGCACTAAAAGCAAAGACACATAAAGTTAACTACATAATTGTCGAGAGTAACTTCGGTGACGGTATGTTCTCGGAACTCTTCAAGCCCTTTCTTAATAAGGTACACCCATGTTCTGTCGAGGAAGTTCGGCACAGCATACAGAAGGAGAAGAGAATTATAGACACCCTCGAACCCGTAATGAGTCAACACAAACTCGTTATATCACCCGATGTTATTCGGGAAGATTTCAATTCAGCCCAGAACTACCCGCTAGAATCCCAATTACGCTATCAACTTATCTATCAACTCTCGAGACTTACTCGGGATAGAGGAGCGATAACCCATGATGACAGGTTGGACGCCCTAGCAATCGCAGTAGCTTACTGGACGGAACAAATGGCACAAGATGCAGAGAATAAGATAAAGAGTCGTAAGGAAGAACAGCTAGATGAAGAACTAAGAAAACTAGCAGATACCTATTACGGCAATAAGAGCCACCACAGGAATAGCCCTAATTGGCTCTAGAATAGCCCTAGGATTGCTCGGGAGATTACTCGGGTGACCTAATATCAATTTAAACATTCAAACAATTTCTAAGGACATATATGAAGCAAATAAAAGAGGGGCTGTTTGAAGCCCAAGAATCTATCAGTAAAGCCATAGAAGCTCTTACAGAACTCGAGAAGCTAGGGGAACGACCTAAATCAATACCCTTCCCTACAAACAGTATACCTCGGGAGAAGCTTAACGTGGCTATCTGTGTAGGACATAGCAGACAAGGAGATACTGGTGCTGTAAGCTGCGGAGGAATAAATGAGTGGACCTATAACAAAAAGGTCGCGGAATATCTTAAAAGTGACCTCCAAGAATATGGCATCAGTTCATTTGTTGTAGATAATTACGGGGGAACTTACGGCTCCTACACGTCCTCTATGAAATGGCTCGCTAAACATTTGAAGGAACAAGAAGCTTCTATAGCTGTTGAATTGCACTTTAATGCTGCCGACAATTCCAAAGCCGAAGGGATGGAAATGCTCTACTGGCACACTTCAAGGATAGGTTTAAGCATCGCTGAATACATCCTTAAAAGCTGCCAACGCTTCTTCCCCCTAACAAAAAACCGAGGAACCAAAGCAATCAAATCGGGAGACCGCGGGGGACTTATGCTAAAAACACCCTCACAACCCTGTTGCATCCTAGAACCCTTCTTTGGTTCTAATTGGCAGGACTGGATAACTTTTGCAGATCAAGAAGGAACCCTCAGTCAAGCTATAGCACTCGGGATAAAAGAATGGAGCGATGAACATGTCTTATAATCCTCGGCAGATCACAATAGGTGGTCATAAATACAAGATTGCTTACAAGAAAAACCTAGAGGATTTCGGGAACTTAGATATCGATAAGAAACTTATAACCATCCGAGGAACCCTTAGTGATAACGAGAAGCTTGAAACAATACTTCACGAAGCCTTCCACGCTTGTCTAGCCCTATCGGGACTTAGCTACCTTATCGATGACGAGAACAAAGAGGAAGCACTCGTGAGAGCTTTCGATAGCCTTCTGCTTCCCGTTATAAAACGAGAAGTAAAAAAGCCTTGTTTTAAAGGACGAGGGAAAAATTGACTTATAAGTAAACAAATGGGGGGTAGGGGGGCTCTCTCTTACTTAGTGTTAATTAGAGGGTCTATGTAATAGAGGGATAATTAGGATTTAAGTCTAAATTAATAACGTTAATAGAGGGAAATTGCCCGAGAGCTATCGGGAGAACTTATAGTAGTGAGCAGTAAAGTTAAAGTAATTTAAAGATACTCCTAGGGAGAGACTAGATTACATGTTAAATGTGGTGTTTTAAAGGGAGCTATCGGGGAACTCCCGAGTATCTTAGCGGTATAATTGAAGAATATATACCCAATATATCTCTGTTGTTCCTCGGTTTTGGTGAGAAAATCTGAAGGGGTTCACGTATATATGACGAATCTCTACTTTCCCCATAGGGATAGGCGGGTATGCAATTTTTAAGTGTCGATTGTCTGTATTTTGTCAACATGCCCCCTCCTTTTTTTTATATAGCCTAAGGAATACAACAAAAAGCAACAGAACATAAGTCTAGTGGCATCTAATAAGACACCTCGAAAGCTTCTAAGTCTTTTGGGTCGTTGTATTGCATTTGTAAATACACGTATTTTTTTATTAATCGGTGTTTTTGCATCTTGTTAAATATTTATTATATTTTTATTTGACACTTAAAGAACCTTGTGTATTTTAGTGACCTCGCGACAATCCGCGACAATATAAAAACATCTAAATAAAAACTAACTTAATCATGAAAACTACTACATTTAATTATTTAATTCGTCGCAATAGTGACGGCAAGTTCTGGAAACCTACTCGAGGAAGCTGGAAACATTACGGCGAAGAAAATTGGACCGAAGAAAAACGGGGATGGATGGAAGGAGCTTTAAGTTTTACCATTAAGGGAGCTTATGAGAAAAAAAGGGAGCTTTTACATCTTGGATATTTTAAAGGATCAGAAATTGCAATAGTTGATAAATCAGTCTTTTAAAACTTTCTTAAAATATTATTTGCAATACTTTTAAAACTATACAATAGATACTTTATGAATACAAATACACCTAATAAAACAAGACAAGCTATTGAAGCTATTGATGTACTTAATCAAATTAATCATATTAAGAACAATTTATCTTCTATAGAAAAACACAGGGCAACCGATAACACCCACAAAACCGCAACAGATCAAATGATTGATGAGTTAAATGTTGATTTTCATTTTAAAACTATTAAGCGCGAGTTAAGAACCTTAAAAGCGTACGCGGAATATAATTTAAAACAATCAGGAAAAGAAGCCAAGCCGAGTAAATATTCAGCGGGTCATTTAGTCCTTGATTAAATAATTAAAACTTTCTTAAAATTTATATTTGCATTTATTCAATCTTAACCTTTATTATTTTATTATGCTTTTTCTAGCATTAACAATCCTAACAATTTCGAGCGGTTTAATTCTTGTCGCGGGTCTCGCTTGGCTTGCTGATAAATTTAACTGGCTCGATTAATAAAAAACTAACTTATAAATAAAAACTAACCTTATTATGTCTGAAAATACTAAAACACACGTTCTTGAAATCGTTAAACAACTTGAGAACCCTGACTTGATTGAGTGGCAAAATGAAGAAAATCAATCCGCTTTTGATTACCTCAATGACGCGCTTGATATTCAATACATTGTTAACAGTGCTAAAGAATACTTAGGAGCGAAAATCCTTGTGACTTTTGGCGGGCCTAATATCTGGATAAATACACAACACAACCAAGTTGAGGGTTATTGGTGGGGCGATAATTCCTCGTTTTCTTACGAAGACAAGCTAGGACTTGATGATGCAGCGCGAGAACTTTTCGAGTGTTGTTAACCGATTGACGGAGCCTATAAGCGTTTTAAAAGATGTTTATAGGCTCTATTCAGTTTATTAATAACAAGCTGATATTAACAAATAAATAAAAACAAAACCTAATATGAAAAAACCAATAACTAAAAATAGAATTGTCACTTTTATTGATCCCGAGTCCAACAGAAAATGGAATGTCAGATTATTAATTGAGGGTGATAAATACGGTCTTAATGATTGCCTCACTTATGGCGATAAGGAAGAACCAGAGGAAGAACCTTGTGTTGAGTTTTACGATGCTCACAACAACAAAGAAGAAACCTTTAGTCCTTGGGGGCAATTTGTCTCGCGTTATTATTTATCTACAATGAATGAACGAGAAGAAAATGAGGGGTTAAACTTGTGCGGGTATGAACCAGTGTGGAGCGTCTCGGGTGATTTCATGGATGCTGTAATGGCTGAAATAAATAAAATTAATGACGCTATTGAAAACGGATTCAATACATTAACCGCTTAAAATTATTATGGCACATTTAGCATATATAGAAGACAAGCAAGGTGATATAATTGACCTTGTTATTTATTGCTCAGATTTTTGTAATAAAACACACAATAAAAATTATGAGGGGTGGAATGGGTGTCATGAAATACCCATTAGTCAATCTTGTGAGTGTTGCGGTGTAATCGTTGAAGGCATTGAGGAAACATTAACCGCTTAACTAAATTATCAAAGCCTCTCGGGTTCATTCTCGGGGGGCTTTTTTATTAACCTAAAAAATTATGAATCAATACGAATACAAAGTTAAAATAACTTTTAAAGGTCTCTTTAAAATCTACGCTGAGAACGAGCAAGAAGCCATAAACAACATTAAAAACTTTGATCTTTACGAATTAAGTTCTGAAGCTCCTAAAATTACTTACAAGATAGAAAAGAAAAAAACTAACTAACATTATGAAAAATCCATTAACACCGACAAGAAAAGAACTTGTTTTAAATTTGATTAAATCTAACAGCAAGTACCGACCTAATTATTATTTGAATAGTTATTCATCATGGAAAAAGGGAGCTAATAAATTTTCCTTATTAAAGGACATATTAACCGCGCTCAGTTTAAAGGAGGGTAAACACTTTTCAACTGGTAATGACGCGCCTCGAGGGGGCTACACTGGTAATTATATAAAATTATTACCGTTAGGGAAACGTCTTAAAGTTATCAAAGATCTTAAAAAAGAATTAACCTAACCATGAACCTCCACCGCTTTATTCGCCCTTGTCGCTTGCCAATAATTCTCGATGTTCAATATTCGGACTCGGGTGAATTATTAACCGCGTTTAGTTATGACTTATCACCCGAGCCATTTCAAAATGATGAGCCGAGAATGGGTCATTGTGATGAGTTTACGCATGACAGTTTACTTAACCAAATTATCGGTGAACCTCGGGAAATTTCCGAGGAAGAACTCAGCACTTTATTAACCTGAAAAATTATGAAGACAATCAAAATACTATTAGAAGATCATCAAGAAATTTTTGATGATGAAACAGAGAATGAACTGAGGGCATCTATTCAGGAAGTCGTTAGCCAGTTCCTAGAAGACTTTGAACTAGTCGAGGTAAACATCTCGGATGATTGGGGAAACAGCCCCTACAAAAAGAAATAAATTTATGAAAACTAAAACTACACCAACAACAGCAAAAGAGATTAGACCTTTACTTAATCAAACCGTAATCATTAACCGCCTCTTAAAATCTATGAGGAACCACTCGGGATTTGATGAGGATTATTTAAAGGACAGTACAAAACACAATGCCTCGCACTGGCGAAAGATAGGTATGTTTATCCTTGTGAAAAAATTTGGATTTACCTATGAAACTGCTGCGAATGTTTTCGGTAAGCATGCACCGCATTGTCACAT